TTACCCGCATTGAGGAGCTGAACAAGGACATCAACCGCCGCTGCCGGGAGCTGTACAAGACCGAGAACCGCCACGTCACGTCGGCGCTGCGGAATGTCGCGGAGGACAGCTATTACCGCGAGATTTTCAGCATACAGAAAGGCACGGGGCTGGGGTTCAGCTTCTCGAAGTTCCCCCGGCAGGACGTTGACCGGATTCTGCGCGCCAGCTGGAGCGGCGGAAATTACTCACAGCGTATCTGGAAGGACGTAAGCGGCATGACTGCACGGCTGAAAAGCGAGCTTCTCGTCAGTATGCTGTCGGGGCGTTCCGGCGAAAAGACCGCCCGTATATTTCAGGAGCAGTTCGGAGTGAATGCGTTCTGCGCCCGGCGAATCGTCCGGACGGAGAGCGCTTATGTCGCGAACGCTGCGCAGAAATCCGCGTATTCCGAGGCGGGAATCGAGCGGTACAGGTTCGTTGCTACGCTTGATTCACGCACCTGCGAGTGCTGCGCCGCCCTGGACGGCAAGGTGTTCGACCTCGCAAAGGCAAAGCCGGGCACGAACTACCCGCCCATGCACCCGTTCTGCCGCTCGACTACAATTGCGGACTTCGGGGTCGAGGAACTCAAAGGGCTGGAGCGCCGGGCTAAGGATAAGGACGGGAATACCGTTAAGGTCCCGGCGGGTATGAGCTATGAGGAGTGGCATAGAAAGTTTGTGGGAAGGGTTGACAAATCCGCTGAAAGTGGTATAATGGAAACAAGAGGGACAACTATCGTTAATGCTGAAAGCGTCGTAGGAAAATGGCAGCCACGCAATCAGTTCAGCAACAACATCGACGATATCATTGATTATCAGGGCTTTAATGGCAAGCCTACGATTATGTATAATCAATCCGAGTTCGAGCAAGCGGTTGAGCGCGACCATTTCCTCGGTGAACGTACATTCTGTGCGGATAGTCAGGAAGATTTGCAGCTTTATGATAAGCAATTGAAAGCGATTGACGGTGAGGATTATTTCTATGTGAATTGCGGTGTCGGCGGTGCTCAATACGGTCAGGGAATGTACTGTGCTGCCGACTATACTAAAGGTACAATCACAGCGGATAAATTTGAGCATGAAATTCAGCAGTATTCATACAGCGACAGCCATAAATTCAGCAAAACAAACTGGCTGACACTTGACCCATCGGCTAAAGTCCTAGAGATTCCTGATGGCTATGACCGTCAACGCTGCTCCGACTATGTGACACGCATATACAAGGAGCAGTACGAAAAATTCCGCTTATCGCAAGACTCTGTTTTGAAAGCGCATTGGGAAGAATACCAATCAGGCATGGACGAGGTTCGCCAACTGTACAGCAAATGGGGCGATGACGCTGCTTGGAAAAAGGCAGATAAAATATGCGAAAAGCTGAACCAAAAGTTTCCCGACGCACATCAGCTGCAAAATGATATCAACGCCGCGCCTAATGGCAGAAACGCTGGTATCCTTGCGGCAGAAATGGGGTACGATGCCATTAATGCAAGCGGGCACGGCACAACGAACAGCTATACGGTAGTGCTCAATCGCACAAAATTAATCATTTTTGGAGGGGATAAGTATGAATACAGACCAAAAGCCTAAAAAGTACATATCGCGGAATAAAGATGGATTTGCTTGCACTTATGACAGCGAAACGCATAGATGTGTGGGCGTAATACTGTCAATGGGCGACGATGTCGATTTATACAACAAGAAGCACGACGAGTATATCGGACAGCTCGACCCTCAATATGAAAAGAAATCATAATGAAAAACACCCTGCGAAAACAGGGTGCTTATACTTACCGACACAAATGTCGGGAACATCTGCAAGCGCTCTTCGGGGCGCTTTTTCTTTACCCTGAAAGGAGGAACAAATGGCAACAAGCCAGAGCAAAGAAAAGTTTGAAGATTACGAGGGCTTCGTCGAGAAGTTCAAGCCCAAGAAAACGACCGACGACTGCTACACTCCGCCGCTTGTCTATGAGGCAATAGCGGACTGGGTGGCGAACGAGTACAAGCTCGACAAGTCGGAATTCACGCGCCCGTTCTACCCCGGCGGCAACTATGAAAAGGAAAATTACAGCGGCGGGGTTGTTGTGGACAATCCGCCGTTTTCCATACTCTCAATAATCGTGCGCTTTTACGTTGAGCGGGATATAAAATTCTTCCTGTTCGCTCCTACTCTGACAAGCTGCCGATATGGTGACTTTTGCACGGTACTTCCGGTAGGCGTTGATATAGAATACGAAAACGGCGCGGTTATATGCACGTCGTTCGTCACAAACCTCGAACCGCACGAGATAAGGGCGCGGACTTCTCCAACGCTTTACAAGGCTGTCGATGAAGCTAATACCGCAAACACCGCAGCGCTTAGAAAGCATGTCCCTAAATACTCGTATCCTTTGGAGTTGGTGACAACAGCGGCGATTTATCCCTATGCAAGGTACGGAATAGAGTTTGTTGTTCCACGTTCCGAGAGTGTGCGTATTTCGGCTCTGGATTCCCAGAGGACAGCTAAAAAGGGGGTTTTCGGCTGCGGGTGGCTTGTATCGGAACAGGTAAAAGCAGAACGCGAGAAAGCAGAACGCGAGAAAGCAGAACGCTGGCACCTCAGCGAACGGGAGCTTGAAATAATAGCTAGAATCTCAAACGAATAATTAAGCGCTATGCAGCAATGCACGGCGCTTTTTTCATGTCCGAAACACGCTGACGACATTAAAAGCCCGCGCGGAATAACAGCCGACAGGCTATAAACGGAGGTAACTATGGCAGACGAACAGACAACCCAGACCACACAGGAGCAGGGCGGCGCTCAGACCGCCGGAGGTGATCCTAACGTATCTACGCCCGAGCCGGAGGCGGAAAACAAACCGGAAAAGCCTGCTGAAAAGACGTTCACCCAGGCAGAGCTCAACAAGATCATCGCGGAGCGCCAGAAGCGCTGGGAGAAGAAAGCGGCGGACGAAAAGGCGGAGGCTGAGCGCGTAGCCGCTATGACAGCAGACGAAAAGTCGAAGCATGAGCGCGAGAAGCAGGAAAAGGCTCTCGCAGACCGCGAAGCCGCTCTGACGAAGCGGGAGCGCACCGCCCTTGCAAAGGAGTACCTCGCGGAGAAGAACGTACCCGCCGCTCTGGTAGGGGCTGTGGACATCTCCGACCCCGACGGCATCGAAGCAAGCACGGCGGCAGTCGCGAAGGCTTTCACGGACGCCGTCAGCGCGGAGGTAGCAAAGAAGTTAGCCGGAGCTCCCCCGAAAAAGGGCGACCCCGGCGCAAAGGACCCATTCCTTGACGGACTGGGAGTTTAACAGGAGGTAAATTTAATGGCAGTAAATCTCGCAACAAAGTATTCAGATAAGGTCGACGAAGTATTCAGGCTCGGAGCGCTCACCACTTCGATGGCGGGCGGCAAGTACGAATTCACCGGTGCGCAGACCGTCAAGGTCTACAGCATGGGAACCGCTGAAATGAACGACTACAAGGCGACAGGCTCCAACCGCTACGGCAACCCCGAGGAGCTGGAGGACACCACCGAGGAGCTGACCCTCACGCAGAAGCGCTCCTTTACGTTCACTATTGACGCGACTAATGCGGTGGATTCCCCGGCAGGAGTGCGTGACGCGGCAAAGGCGCTCCGCAGACAGCTCGACCAGGTAGTTATTCCGGAGGTGGACGCCTACCGCTTTAAGACCGCCGCGAACAAGGCTGAGCACGTAGCGGTCAGCACCACCAGCAACTCCACCGCATACAGTGATTTTCTCGCGATAAACAGCGCCATCAGCGACGACGAGGTGCCTGCGGTCGGCAGAGTGGCGTACGTTTCCAACGCGTTCCTCAATGCGATAAAGCAGTGCGACGGCTACACCAAGGCTTCCGAGCTTGCGCAGAACATGCTCATCACCGGGCAGGTCGGCGACGTCGACGGTGTTAAGATAGTAGCCGTTCCCAAGAGCAGAATGCCCGCCGGCGCGTCGTTCATCATCGCTTACGGCGAATCTGTGTGCTCCCCGGAGAAGCTCGCAGAATACAAGATCCACGACAATCCTCCCGGTATCGCGGGTCACCTTGTCGAGGGTCTGGTGTACTACGACGCATTCGTTACCGAGAACAAGAAGTGCTCCGTCGGCGTTCACTTCGGTGCTATGGGAGAGATAAGAGCGTCCATGACCGCCGCCGATTCCGGCAGGGGCAGGCTCAAGATCGCGCGCAACGCCGCCGGAAAGCTGATGTACAAGGCAGACAGCTCCGTCACCGTCCCGAAGTTCGGCGCGGCGGCTACCGGATTTTCTGAGGTGCCTGCGGACGGCATCATCTCCGCGACTGCCGGGCACAAGGTCGCTGTCGTTTCCGTCGTGGACGGCAAGGTCGTGGCGGCTTCCGCCGTGCTTGACGCGGTAGTCGGCGCATGAGCCCGCTGGAGCGATTCAAGCTCCTCGCCGGGATAACCGAAGATACGCAGGACGGGCTTATTTCCGCCCTGCTGTCGGACGCGGCGGATTCAGTCTGCGACTATATCGGGCGTGATGTAGTCCCGGAAAGGCTCGTTTCCGTGCAGGTTCAGCTTGCAGTGATAGCGTACAACAAGCGCGGCGCTGAGGGGGAATCCTCCCGCAGCGAGGGCGGAATTTCCCAGAGCTTCGACGGACTTCCGCCGGAGCTTATGGCGCGGCTGAAAAACTATCCCAGAAAGGCGGGGGTGCTTTATACGGCTGATACAGAACAGGCTTAAAACGCTGCCGCTTTCCCGCCCTGCGGCCGTGAAAAGCGCCTACATCGGCACCGAAACGCGCTGGGAGCCTGCCGGAACTATCCGTGCGGAAGTCCAGCCGCTCTCCGATAACGCCGTCGCCGAACAGTACGGCGTGAAGTTCAGCCGCTCGGTGGAGCTTTTCTGCGATACCGGAACGGATATCCGCGAGCGCGACCGTGTGAAGCTCCCCGGCGGCACTTACGAGGTCAGAGGGGTGACTACCTACGGAAACGTCAGGAAGGCGGTGTGCGAGCTGGTATGACGATACGGGAGCTTATCAAGAAAATGCAGTCCGTCCGCGCGGACAGCGGAAAGGTTCTCGACCGCGCCCTGCTCAAGGGCGGCGAGAAGATACGCGGAAACGCCGTCCTGCTCTGCCCGGTGGACACCGGAGAACTCCGGAACAGTATCCGGGTACAGCGGCTCGCGCCGGGCGTAGTCACGGTTGGCACCAACAAGGAGTACGCGATATTCGTGGAGTACGGCACCGGCACGCAGGGCGACCCGGGAGTGCCGCACACCGCAAAGCTGCTCTGGCGCTGGCAGGACGAACAGGGAAACTGGCACACCTCGCACGGACACAGGGCGCAGTCGTTCCTCCGGGCGGCGGTCGGGAAGAACGAGGAAAAGAAGATATACGCCATCGTCGCGGAGGAACTGAGAAAGGCTATAGACAATGCTTGATATCAACATCATTATTCCGCCGCTGGTGGAAGATATCGTCCGGCTGGAGCCGCAATACCCGGAGATAGTTCCGGAATTCCCGCTGGCGATACTCACGCCGCTTGATATGGGTTCAGGCGTGATACTTTCCGGGGAGGAACGGCTTGCAGCGGTGTCGTTCCAGGTGGACGTATACGACACGAAATTGCAGCGCTGCACTGAAACGGCGCTGAAAATCTCCGCGCGGCTGATATCCCGGGGATTCGTCCGGAACTCCGGCGCGGATATACGGGAGGACGGACTGCACCGCCGTACGCTGACGTTCAGCGCGGCGATAGACGAACACACAGGACTAGTTTACAGGAGGTAAATATGGAGCTTTTAACAAAGGACACGCACCTTGATTTTTCTTCCGACGATGGCGCAACATGGCTTGAGCTGTACGGTCTGGAGAGCTACCCCGATATGGGCGCCGACCCGCCCAAGGTCAAGGTGACGAACATGCGCGACGCTAACGAGCGCTACATCGGAGGCATTCCCGACGTCAGCGATATGAAGTTCGGATTTTTCTACAACAAGGAAAAGGACCCTGACGCCGGAACGATGATAAAGAAGAACTTCGCGAAGCTCAAGGAGCTTGAGGAAGCTGGCGCGAAGATAA